GCAAGTTCAACAGGTTACATTAGTAACGAAGGCGAATTTGTTTCAACAGCATTAAATGAAGGACAAAGAGATACATTGTATTCAAACAATGTTAACCCAATTACTTTCATAACAGGTGCTGGTTTAGTCAACTACGGACAAAAAACAAGATTTGCTGGAAGTTCTGCATTAGACAGAATTAACGTTGCTAGATTAGTAATTTACATGAGAAGTCAGTTAAACAAATTAGCGAGACCTTATGTTTTTGAGCCAAATGATAAAATCACAAGAGATGAAATCAAAGCTCAAGCAGAAAGTTTATTACTTGAACTAGTTGGTAACAGAGCGATTTATGACTTCTTGGTTGTGTGTGACGAATCAAACAACACACCTACTAGGATAGACAGAAACGAGTTGTACTTAGATATTGCTATTGAACCAGTCAAAGCAGTAGAGTTCATCTACGTACCATTAAGATTGAAAAATACTGGCGAAATAGCAGGATTATAATAGATAAATATTATAGGAGAAACAAATGAGTATATCTACACTATCAAAAATTACAGTACCTTTAGACAGTAACCAATCTGCTTCTAACCAAGGTCTGTTAATGCCAAAGTTACAGTATCGTTTTAGAGTATCACTAGAAAACTTTGGTGTATCTACACCAACTACTGAACTAACAAAGCAAGTTGTAGATATTACAAGACCTAATTTAAGTTTCGAAACAACTACTGTTGACGTGTATAACTCTAAAGTTTATCTAGCAGGTAAACACACATGGGAAACTGTTACACTTACATTAAGAGAAGATGTTAGCAACAACGTACAAAAACTTGTTGGCGAGCAACTACAGAAACAATTTGACTTCTTTGAAATGAGTGCGGCGGCATCAGGTGCTGATTACAAATTTGTTACTAGAATTGAAATATTAGATGGTGGTAACGGAGCAAACACTCCAAACACATTAGAAACATTTGAATTATACGGTTGCTATATTGAATCAGCAAACTATAATCAATTATCGTACAGTACAAGTGAACCAGTTACTGTAACGTTAGCATTAAGATACGACAATGCTATCCAAACTCCTCAAGGTTCGGGTGTAGGAACTGCTGTAGGCAGAACTGTAAACACTTTGATTACGGGTGGCGGAGCGTAATTTTCGTAAGCATTTAAAAATTTAAAGTATTGAAAAGGGGACTTTTTAAGTCCCTTTTTTGGTTTTTAACACATCACTTTTTACAGCACATAAATACTGTACATGGCAAATTTACTCAAAGGTTTTTTAGACAATGTTCTTAAAGGAACACTCAATCCTAAAGGAAATCTAGCAGATTTCAGCCATGCTTCTAGACTGTATGTAGATGACAGTTTCAGATTAGCACCCAAGCAAAAATTTTTATACCATGTGGTTTTTAATATCAACCCAAAAGCGGCAATCACAGATCCGCCATTAAGTAATCATCAACGAGAATTGAACATGTTGGTGAAGGCAGTAGACTTACCACAATACACTGTGGATATGATTACTGCACAACAATACAACATAAAAAGAAAAATACAAACAAAAATTTCATATGATCCAATTAATATCACTTTTCATGACGACAACTATGGAGTAACAACTGCATTGTGGGAAACATATTATAGATACTATTTCAATGATGGAAATTATGCCAGTAAAGATACCCAAGGAAATCAATCCACTAGCACAGACAGAGCTTACAGTAAATCAAATGTATTAAAAGAGAAAAAAAATACCAAAAATAGATTTGGGTTAGATTCGGATGCTAATATTCCATTTTTTACAAGTATTCAAATTTATCAAATGGCAAGAAAAACTTACACTTGTTACACATTAGTAAATCCAATTATACAGAGATGGCAACACGATTCAATGAACAATCAAGAATCAGCACCAGTACAAAATCAGATGTCGGTTGAATATGAAGCAGTATTTTATTCTAGAGGTAAAGTACAAGCCAACGGTGCTCCTGCTGGCTTTGGAAAAGAACACTATGACAAAACTCCATCGCCTAACAGTTTATCAGGAGGAGGATCTACAAGTTTACTTGGAACTGGTGGCGTATTATCAGGATTGTTTGGAGCCAACGATGGCCCATACACATACATTGGTAGTCAACTAGGAGGAGGCAGACAAGGAATAACTCTTGGTTCAATAATTAGAACAGCCAATAGATTAAAAAATGCAAAAAAATTATCTAAAGAAGGATTACGTCAAGAAGGATTCAACATCTTAACAGGAGCAATAGGCAGAATAGGAAATACTGCTGACCAGGCTTATGGTGTGCCAAATACTTTTATAGGCAGAAGTGCTTCTAATATAGGTAAAGGCTTACAAACTATAACAAAAGCAGTAATAAGGAAATAAATGTCAAACATACCAAAACAAAACAATGATAGTGGTGCACCAGTAAAAGAATTTTTCAATGAATATTTCAATGACACTATTGCTTTCCCTAGCAACGATGTTGATGCTGTTGTGGGTTATTTTGAATCAAGAGGATTTGATAAAACTGCCAGCATATCTACAGCAACAGTAATTTTACAACAAGCAAAAATAGACGGTGTTAAAGTTTTTGAATTGATAGACACTTTGCAAGGCATGGACAAAGTACAGTTAAGTTACATTGTTACAGAAATTTTAAATCACAATAGATCAAATACATCATCACTTGGTTATAAAGTTAAAACTGAAAACAGTCTTTCAGAAAAACGTAACATAGTAGTATAATCCAATGGCGAAATTCGCTCAAGGTAGATATCAAATAAAAAATGCAGACAAATATATTGGAGGTAGAACTCCTCTATATAGAAGCAGTTGGGAATTTGCTTTTATGAAATTTTGTGACGAAAGTCCCAGCATACAAAAATGGGCTAACGAATCCATAAGAATTCCTTACAAACATCCTATGACTGGAAAATTCACTATATATGTTCCAGATTTTTTCATTGCCTACACAGATAAAAACGGAAGACCTCATGCAGAAGTGATAGAAATTAAACCTGAGAATCAAACACTGATAGAAAAAGTTGGAAAGAGCAGATACAATCAAGCACAACTGATTATTAATAGAGCCAAATGGGCTAGTGCTCAGATGTGGTGCAAGAACAAAGGATTCCGTTTCAGAGTAATCAACGAAAAAGATATCTTCCATGGCGGTAAAAGATGAGTGTTCTTAAAATAAAAGAATGTGCATGGCCTTGGATTAAAAGTTTTAGAACATACATAGACATTGGTGCTTTCGACGGTGACACATCTGCTCCATTTGTAAAAGATTTCAAAAAAGTGATAGCATTCGAACCCAGTCCTTTAACATTTCCAAAAATTCCAGACACAGTTGAAAAATACAATGTTGCTTTAGGCAATCAACATGAGATAAAAACACTTAAAATTCCTGGCGGAACTGGAAATCCTGTTCATGGTAGTCTTGTAAGATATGGTAAAGGTATCATCGAACACGAAGTTTCTGTAAAATGTTTAGACGATTACAATTTTGAAGACGTGGATTTTATAAAAATAGATGTGGAATGGTATGAATTAAAAGCATGTCAAGGTGCGGAAAACACAATTAAAAAATATATGCCTACCATAATGTTTGAAAACAAAAGAAATGAAGCAGATAACTGTATGAGATATTTGCAAACACTGGGATATCAAATCAAAAAGTACAAGTCAGAGACCATAGCCTACACTAAATAAAAATACATATATTATGACCAAAAAATTAGAAGAACTGCTCAACCTTCCAGAATCACAAGAGATAGTGAAAGAAGAACAAGAAAAAGCACAGGCAGAAGATAAAAAAACAGAAAAGAAAAGTAAAAGTATTGAACAACAACAAACCACAATGCGAGACATTGCCGAGTTTGACAAAATTGCGGCGGCATTACCAAAAGTTGATGGCTTAGGAGAATTAGGAGATTCAGAACTGGATGATGTTGGCACACGTGCTATCACTGCCTATGAAGATCTCATGGATTTGGGTATGAATGTGGAGAGTAGATATTCTGCTCGTATATTTGAAGTGGCAGGCAATATGTTAAAGACCACATTGGATGCCAAGGTAGCGAAAATAGATAAAAAATTAAAAATGGTTGATTTACAACTTAAAAAACAAAAACAGGACCAAAAACAGGGCGATTCCGACGCAAATGTGGTACAAGGAGAAGGATATGTAATATCTGATCGCAATAGTTTATTGGAGAAACTTAAAAACATGGATAAATACAACGATGACAAGTAAATTACAACAGTACCTAGCAGAAAGCACAAAAACGTACCCTTTTAAAATAGGTGTAGCAGGCGATTTGCCAGAAGGTTTCGCTGACCATTTAGAATCAGCATTAGAAAAATTTGTAGTTGTTAAAATGAGCAACGGCAAAAAAACTCCAATACAACAAAGACCATTGGATTTTCCTGCTCTTGAAAATGAAAGAACAACATACTTTGACACAGAATTACAATACCCAACAACACCACAAGTTTTACAACAGTTTATTAAAACTTACTGTAACATGCCAGAAAGTCATATCATAGTAAGAAATCCTAATGAACCACAAGAAGCATATCAAGAAGAAAAATCAGATGCACCTTACGAAGCAAAATTAAACAGTGCATATGAAGATAGCAAAGACGAACAAAAAACAGTGGGCAATTCAAGAGTTATGGATTTATTAAAAGAATTAGAAAAAGCACGTAAAGAAAGAAATGCACCAGACGCCGCAGGCGAAATTAAAGCACCAAAAGATGGTGGAGCAACTGAAAATGCAGGCGACAGCAAAAACACAATGTCACCTATTTCAGGCAAGTCGAAAGGTAAATAGTAACATGGACATAAGAGATTTTTTAACAAAAATAGATGCTATTCAAAGCAAAGAGCAAATGAAAGAAGATGTAAAAAAAATACATCTTAACGAAGCATCACAAGTAATGTTGTATGGAGATACTCCAGAAGACATGAATGCTATTGCACAAATTTTTAAAAACGCAGGAGTAACTCCTCCAGCACCAGTTGAAGGTCCAACACCAGAACCAGAAGCAGAAGCAGAAGTAAAAGCAGTTGAAGAAGTTCCTGGAAAAGCATCAACAACACCTGAGCCAGAGTATAAAGATACTCAATACATGACAAAAGATTTATCAGGCGGTATAAACAAGATCAAAAAAACATATCCTAAAGTTGCAGACGGAGATAATCCAATGGCATTTGAAAAAACTGAAGAGGAAGTTCACTCTTCTATCAAAGAAACTTTGCTACAAGCCTACCAAGACTTTAAGAAAAACGCATAGTCAAAAAGCAATTCTCCATCAATTTTCAGCATAAGTATTGTATATGAGTAATAAAAGTTTAGATGGCGTCCTTACCAAAAAAGCACACCAACGAGAAAAATTTACAGAAGAACAAATAGCAGACTTAGTGCATTGTTCAGATCCTGTAACAGGATACGATTATTTTGCAAAAAAATTCTTTTTTATACAACACCCTGTAAGAGGAAAATGTGTATTCGAACCCTTTGAATACCAAACAAAGTTGTTATCAAGTTATCATAATTTTAGATTTAATATCAACATGCTACCAAGACAGAGTGGTAAAACTACAACTGCCGCTTGTTATCTTTTATGGTATACAATGTTTCATCCAGATCAAACAATACTAATTGCCGCACACAAATACACAGGTGCTCAAGAGATTATGCAACGTATCCGTTATGGATACGAACTATGTCCTGATTATATCAGAGCTGGTGTAACAAACTACAACAAAGGATCTATGGAATTTGAAAATGGATCAAGAATTGTTTCAGCAACCACAACAGGAAACACTGGTAGAGGTATGTCAATATCTTTGCTGTACTGTGATGAGTTTGCATTTGTTAACCCAGGAATAGCACAAGAGTTTTGGACTTCTATTTCTCCAACACTGGCAACTGGAGGACGTGCAATTATTACAAGCACACCCAATTCAGATGAAGATGTGTTTGCAACAATATGGCGTGAAAGTCAAAACAAATTTGATGAACATGGTAATGAACAAACATTAGGAATAAATGGATTTCATGGATACACCGCATCGTGGGACGAACATCCAGACAGAGATGAAGAATGGAAAAAACAAGAGTTAGGACGTATTGGTGAAGAAAGATTCAGACGTGAATATGGTTGTGAGTTTTTAGTTTATGATGAAACTCTAGTAAACAGTCTAGTTTTAACAACGTTAGAAGGGAAAGAACCCACACTCAATATGGGACAAACACGTTGGTATAAAAAATTAGATGCTAACGCAACTTATGTGGTGGCACTGGATCCAGCAATGGGAACAGGTGGCGACAATGCCGCAATTGAAGTTTTTGAATTACCGTCATACACACAGGTAGCAGAATGGAAACACAACACAACTCCTATTCCGCAACAAATAAGAATCATGCGTGATATTTGCAATCACATAAAAGACGAAACGAATTCTGCAGGATCAAACATCTATTGGAGTGTGGAAAACAACTCAATAGGAGAATCAGCACTGCTGGTGATAAACGATTTTGGTGAAGATTCTATCCCTGGATTGTTTGTTTCAGAGCCTATTAGAAAAGGTCACATAAGAAAGTTTAGAAAAGGTTTTAACACAACACATAAATCAAAAATCACTGCTTGTTCTAGATTAAAAAATATGATTGAAAAAGAAAAACTTAAAATAAACAGTAAACCGTTAATAAGTGAATTAAAAAGTTTCATTGCTTCGGGCTCGTCATTCAAAGCAAAATCAGGTCAAACAGATGATCTAGTCAGTGCTACTTTGTTGATTATGCGTATAATCAGTGTGTTAAAAGATTGGGATCCAAAAATCTATGCATCATTCAGTCAAGCAGACGAAGATACAGCAGACAGAGTCATGCCAATGCCTATATTTGTAAGCCACTAACAGATAAATATATTATATGAACTTAAATGTTATAGCAAAAGACCTTTTTAACAAGATCAGAGGACAATTTCCACAGGTTACGTTGGGCAATTCAAGTGGACAAGCAACCACTGAGCCCACTGAAGCAAGGTTTTTTGACTTCGATTTCAAAGAGAGCGGAAACACCCTAGGAAAGGTAAGTATTAGTATTAGTGAGGAAGATGGGCTGGTTGTAATGCACAGCAAAGACTTTGTTGAACAGTCAGATGAGCCATTAAAACACGGTTGGTACAACTTTTTAAAAGAATTAAGAAGTTTTGCTAAAGCAAGAGTGCTTGGGTTTGATACAAGAGATATCACAAAAAGCAATCTTGAAAAAAGAGACTATGATTTTTTAGGACAAGGTAAAGAGGTAGAAACAGTGAGCGAATCAAATTTATACGGTACAACAAAAACAAGTTTTCAAACAGTTGGTGAAGCAAGACTAGTAATCAAACATTCAGCACCTGTGAATCCAGCAGTAGCAGGCGGACGTACTCACAGAATAGAATCTCTTTTTATAGAAAGCAACGCAGGCGAAAGATTCAAATATCCAATCAAACATTTGAACGGTGCTAGAGCAATGGCTCGTCACGTATCAGAAGGTGGAAATCCATTTGATGACTTTGGTAAACACATTTCAGAAATGAGTGCAGAGTTAAATCAATTAAGAAAATTCAAAACATACATGAACAGATCAAATGTTATGGCAGAAGGCTTAAAACAATATCAATCTGTTGTGGATGAAAGAATTGAAGAAATTAAATCAAGTTGTTTAAAATTACAAAAACAAAACAACTATAAAGAAACTTTTGAAAGTTATAGCAAATCAGAATTAGCAGAAGTTCCAGAAGATGTTAAAAAATCTTGGATTGATGAATTAACTATTAAAACATTTAACGAAGAATTACAAGATGTATTTCCTTACATCTATAAATTGGTTTCAGAAAGAACAGCAATAGAAGAATTAGGACCAACATCATTTGAAGCACATGGATACCAAGGTGGTGTTGAACCAAGAACTTTAAAGTACGATCTAGTTGGTGACTTTGATCCTGAAAATCCAATTAGTGATATGGAAATAGACAATGTTCAAAATTTATTATCCAAAGCAGGTATTTCAGCAGATGTACAATCTGATCCATCAAACTTTCAAGGTGTAGTTGTACACACAGATAATAATCCAGAAGAAATAGAAAAAGTATTAGGTGGTATGATTGAAACTGTGGATAACTTTCATGAGTTTGAATCAGCAATGGATGATATTGTAAGAGAAGACAACGGATTGTTTTCACAAGATGCAGATGCACAGGCAGACGCATTAGAACAATTAAATCAATTGATGGCTAAACATTTTCCAGCAGGAGTGAACGGCACAAACGGAATTGAAAGTTTGCAAGGCATTATAGATGATGAAGAATTAAATTCTGAAATTGAAAAAGCGGCAAATGAAGATTCAGATGCTTGTATGCGTCCAATAATCATGGATTACATTTCACAAAAAGACCCTACATTAGTTTCGAAAATTGAAACAGGCGATATGAAACAAGAAGTAGAAGCAATTACATTTGAAGACATTAAACCTTATGTGTCTATGTACAAGGGCAAAGATGGAAAGATTGTGCATGATATATTAGACAAAGACGGCAAAAGTGTAACAACGTTTAACAATGCCAAAGATGCAATAGATTTCTTAAGCAAAAATTTTGACAAATTAAAAAAAGGTGATACAGAAATTAAAAACGAAAACGAAACAGATTACGAAGGTTCAATGGACTATGAACTATCAGGGGATGACGGAGAAGTAGCTCACGGCACAATACACTACAAAGCAATCAACGGTGTGGTTGATCCAAAATCGCTAGAAGGTAGTTATGAATATGATGGTAATCATAAAGTTGACGATGAGTACGCAAATCAAATGATTCAACCAGGTGGCGAGGAACACGAAGAAGCACTGAAAGCCGCTCAAGAAGATTATGAGTATGAAGCAGGACGTATGAAATCAAAATTTGGCATGGAAAATCAAGACGATAAAGAGTTAAGCAACAAAGAAGAAACTGTAGAAGATTTTGTTAAAAGTTTCTTTGACTACACATCAAATCAATTTCCTAAAGGTGAAACAGCAGTATTAACTTCGGTAGAAAAGAAATTTGGCGACAATGCTGTGGCAACTGCACAGGAAACAATCCAAAACTTAATGGCAAATAAAGATCCCGAAATTGCCAAAATCAAAAAACTAGCAGGCGTTCAATAAAAAACTTTACCATTATCGGTTGACTAAATAGTAATATTAGTATATTATTTGACTTAATGTTATTTGTATATACTAATATTTTAAAGGCACATAACATAATAAAAAACAGGCATAATAAAGGAGGCTTAAGATTATGGCAACACTACAAGAGATAAGAGCAAAACTGAAAGAACAAGAAGTTAAATCAGGTAGCTCTAATACAAGAACAGGCGGAGACAACGCCATTTACCCATTTTGGAATCTAAAAGAAGGAGAGCAGGCAACTGTTCGTTTCTTGCCAGATGGCGATAAAGAAAACACTTTTTTCTGGAAAGAAAGGTTAATGATCAAATTACCTTTCGCAGGAATCAAAGGTGAAACAGATTCAAGACCAGTGCAAGTACAAGTTCCATGTATGGAAATGTACGGCGAGTCTTGTTCAATCTTATCCGAAGTAAGAGGATGGTTCAAAGATCCTAAATTAGAAGATTTAGGAAGAAAATATTGGAAGAAAAGAAGTTATATTTTCCAAGGTTTTGTAAAAGACGATCCAATCGGAGAAGAATCAACTCCAACGAATCCAATTAGAAGATTCATAATTGGTCCACAAATATTCCAAATAATTAAAGGAGCATTAATGGATCCAGATATGGAAGATCTTCCAACTGATTCAACAAGTGGTGTTGATTTTAGAATTATCAAAACATCCAAAGGTGGATATGCTGATTATTCAACATCATCATGGTCTAGAAAATCAAGACCTTTAGCAGAAGATGAAAACAAAGCGATTGAGAGTAATACACTTTTCAATCTTAATGATTTCCTTCCAAAAAAACCTAGCGAAGTTGAAGTTAAGGTTATGAAGGAGATGTTTGAAGCATCTGTTGACGGTGAAGCATATGATCAAGATAAATTTGGTCAATACTTTAGACCCGCAGGCTTGTCATCAAGAACAGGTGATCCAATAACTCCGAAAGCAGAAACTCCAGCACCAGCGGCTGAAGTGAAAGCAGAACCGGTTGTTGAAACACCGCAAGAAGCACCAAAGCCAACTGCTGAATCAAGCGGAAAAGCAGAGGACATCTTAGCAATGATAAGAGCAAGACAACAAAAATAATAAAGTATATTGTTGGGGAGGCAACTCCCCACACAACTTGAAGGTAAAAAATTATGGTGAAAGCATTTGACGTTTCTAAGTTTCGTAAAAACTTAACTAAATCAATCACAGGCATGAGTAGTGGATTTAACGATCCTACTGATTGGATTAGTACAGGTAACTATGCCTTAAATTATCTTATTAGTGGTGACTTCAACAAAGGTGTTCCGCTAGGTAAGGTTACTGTGTTTGCAGGAGAATCTGGTGCAGGTAAAAGTTACATCTGTGCAGGTAACATTGTAAAAGCGGCACAAGACCAAGGCATCTTTGTGGTATTAATTGACTCAGAGAACGCACTTGACGAGAGTTGGCTTAAAGCTCTACAAGTTGACACAGCAGAAGATAAACTTCTTAAACTAAACATGTCAATGATTGACGATGTTGCTAAAACTATTAGCACGTTCATGATTGACTACAAAACAATGCCAGACGAAGAACGTCCTAAGATTTTGTTTGTAATTGACTCACTTGGTATGCTATTGACGCCTACTGATGTTGATCAGTTTAACAAAGGTGACATGAAAGGTGATATGGGTCGTAAACCTAAAGCACTTACATCGTTGGTTAGAAATACTGTTAACATGATTGGTAGTTGTAACGTAGGATTAGTTTGTACTAATCACACATATGCATCACAAGATATGTTTGA